GGCTTTGTCTCTTGCTCACAAACTGGACAAGTCCAGTCGTTAGTTTTTTCCTTTTTCATCTGCCCCCTCTGTCATTTGATATCTTGCTAAAATTTTTTCTAGCTTTAAAATTTTAACAGCCATTAAGTTTTGATTGTCTTGCATTTGATTTAAAAACTCTGCAAGTTTATTTAAACCCTCTGCATTCTTATTGATCATGTCTAAACTTTTTAGACTGACTTCTGTTAGTTGTTTAATCATATCTTCTACTCCTTTTTGTTAATAAATAGTAATAACATATAATCCCATAACTTGTCAAATAAATAATTAATTTTTATTCAACCTATGCTTGTGGACCCTGGGCCCACCCTCCCTAAAAATAAATAAAAAAAAGATTTGACAGCTTTTATTTACTATGTTAGATTATCCCATAACTTAACAAAGGAGTGAGAATGAGTAAAACAATGACTAAATATCAACTTGACCATTTTAGGGACAAGGTGAAGAGGCAGTTTAACCCAATGATTGACGAGCAAGAATTATTGGTTAAACAATTTAAAACTGAAGCAACTGATAAAGCTGTTTCAAAGCTATCTAAAAAAATTGGTGCAGATACTATTATCAATAAATTTAGAGAAGCAGAAAAAAAGTTAGCGGAAGCAAGAGCAACTGCATTAACTTTTTTTGAAAAGAAAAAACCAAAAGACGCCGAGTTAGAATATAAATTTACTAGAGCTGGCAGAAATTCTAGTTATAGTGATGATATAACTCTTGCAGATTGTGAAGACCAGTTAAGGTCTTGGGCTTCCGAACTTGCACAGCGAGAGATTGAGAGAAGGCCAGAAGGTATGAAACTTAAACAACTTAAAGATTTAAAAGTGAAGGCGCTTGATGTTGTTATGGAAAGTGGAACACCTGACAGCTTGGCTATTGCTTTAAATGAAGTAAGTAAAAAAATTGGCTTAACTTGGAACACTGATGTTCAGGCGCTTCCAAACTTTAAACAAGCCAGTTAAATTAACGCTTGACACTATGGGACAATCTATGTTAGATTGTCCCATAACAAAGGAGTGAGAATGATTGATAAACTAAACATAGGCCAGAAGTTTATAATAACTTACAGGCCAAATACCCACAATGGTGAAGCTAGACCGAAGCTCAAGAATGGCAAGGATACTAGACAAATAACGAGACGTGCGCAGTGGACAGATAAAAGCAGGGCAGTCTACGACACTACAAATAATAAATTTAGATACATAACTTATTATGACTTGGATCAACAGGGTTATCGTTGCGCTGTTGGTAAGATATGGCTAACACTGGAGGTAGCGTGAATTAAAAAGGTGATATAGCAATCCTGTTATAACGTTAAATCGTTAGCTAAAATACTAGATCAGGGGTATGGGATAGTCCCATACCCCTATGCAATAACTACATAGCTCGAGAACCTTGGGCCCACCCACCCATGCTCGTACTCTCTGGGCCCACCCTCCCTAAGCCGAGGGGTCCCAGACCATCTGACTTTAACTATAAAAACAAACACCCCATCACCCCTTTTCTGGGGGTGTAGCAAATAATTTACTCTATACAGTTGGTTTTAGACAAAGACATGCTATAAAATAGCAATGACAATAAAAAGGTGTTAAAAAATATTACAAAAAAATATTACAAAAATTTTTTATGGATGAAGAAAAATTAAATAGATTACCCCCTGATGTTAAAAAACAATTTCTTAAACTCGCATTAAAGTTATCTGAGAAAAAAACCAAATCCAAAGTGCATGAGGATTTTCTTTCTTTTGTAAAACACGTTTGGCCTGAATTCATAGAAGGCGCACATCACAAAAAAATTGCGGAAAAATTTAACCAACTGGCCACGGGCAAAATAAAAAGATTAATTATTAATATGCCACCTAGGCATACTAAGTCAGAATTTGCGTCTTACCTCTTACCCTCTTGGATGGTCGGACGTAAACCTGATCTAAAGATAATTCAAACGACCCACACAACAGAACTCGCGATCCGCTTTGGTCGTAAAGCTAAAACTCTTATGGACTCTCCGGAATACAAACAAGTATTCGATACCAGACTCAGAGAAGATTCGCAAGCCGCGGGTAAATGGGAAACAGAACAAGGCGGTGAATACTACGCAGCTGGTGTTGGCTCGGCGATAACGGGTCGTGGTGCGGATCTACTTATAATTGATGACCCACATTCTGAGCAAGACGCACTCAATATGACGGCAATGGAGCGAGCTTATGAATGGTATACATCGGGTCCTCGACAACGTTTACAACCTGGTGGAGCGATAGTCGTGGTTATGACTAGATGGAATATGAAAGATCTAACTGGTATGTTATTAAAATCACAAAAAGAATTAAAATCAGATCAATGGCACGTCATTGAGTTTCCAGCAATTCTACCAAGTGATAAACCTGTATGGCCGGAGTATTGGAAGTTAGAGGAACTTGAATCGGTAAAGGCATCACTAAGTTTAGGTAAATGGAATGCACAGTGGATGCAAAACCCAACATCTGAAGAAGGATCGTTGATAAAGAGAGAATGGTGGCGTAAATGGGATAGAGATTATATTCCAAAATTAGAACATGTCATACAATCTTATGATACAGCATTTTTAAAAAAGGAGACAGCTGATTATAGTGCAATAACAACTTGGGGCGTATTTCATGAATCCGATGACGCCGCTCCAAACTTAATTTTACTTGATGCATTAAAAGATAGGCTAGAGTTTCCAGAATTAAGAAAAGTTGCTAAGGAACAATATGATTATTGGAAACCTGAGTCTGTTATTGTCGAGGCTAAAGCAAGTGGATTACCTTTAACATATGAGTTGCGAAAGATGGGGATACCTGTTATAAATTACACTCCTAGCAAAGGTAACGATAAACATGCTAGAGTTAACGCTGTGTCTCCGCTCTTTGAGAGTGGCCAGATTTGGGCGCCGGACGAAAAGTTCGCAGAAGAGGTGATTGAAGAGTGTGCATCATTTCCTTATGGAGATCATGATGATTTGGTGGATAGTATGACACAAGCGGTAATGAGATTTCGTCAGGGAGGATTTGTATCCCACCCAGAAGATGAACGCGACGAACCTTCAATACCACATAACAGGACTTATTATTAATGGCATCAGAGAATAGCTACGAACAATTAATTGACGATTTCGAAAACGGAATTATGGTGTTAGAAGGGGAAACACTAACAGAATATATAAAAAGAATGGGTGGAATAGATTATAAAGCAGATGGTGGCATGATGATTGCAATAGAGCAATTAGGTAGAGGTGGAATTACAGGTGGCAAAACTTATCACCAATACCACGATCAGTTTGTACCACCAGATTCAGAATCACAAATGTACGCGAACGGCGGCGGGGTTGGATCGATGATGCAACCTAAAAAGAAAATACCACAACTTGTAAAACCAACTAAAGACGGTTCAAGACCTGGGTATCGTGGTTTAGGTGGATATGGTGGAGGACCTGGAGGAGGAGCAGCTGCCGGAGGTGGATTAGGTGAAGGACCAGCTAGCGGTGGTGGTAAAGGTGGCAACGGTGGTGGTGAAGCTAGAGATCGAGCAATGGGTCTTCAAGGAAAGACAGGTAAAACAGATAGATCTTTAAATACTGGTGGAGGTTTTGGTAATGTAGATAGAAGCAAAGTTGGTCAATTTTCTACGTATGGTCAAAACGTAATGAATCAAAATTTAACTAGAAACAATCCATCTAGACAAGGTATTTTTTCAAACTTTAATCCCTTATCAGCAATATTAGGATTTATAAATCCTTTTGCTGGATTGTTAGCTAAAGGAATAATGGGAGCTAAAGGTAAACTAGGAGATCTTTTTGGAGATTTTGCTGGAACAATGAGAGGCATTAATCCAGTAACAGGAAAACCAAATACTCAAGCAGAGTATGAAGCAATGATGGCTGATAAAGCAATTCAAGGAAGAATAGATAGGATGACAGATCGAATGTTAACAGGTAAAACATTTTCTCAAAAAAATTTAGATCAGTTAACATCTATGACCGATAGATTTGGAAATACATTTAATACTAATTTAGGTAACATTGATAATGCAAGAGGCAGTGATTTAAGAGGAAAATTAAATAGTAATGTAAACACTATTACTAATATAGATAAACCAACAGCAAATATCACAGCAACAAATTTAAATGATTTTGAAATAGGTAATCCTGGTGGAATGATAGGACCAAACGATTTTGAAATTGGTAATCCTGGTCAATATGCTACTGCAGATATGATAAATGAGTTTGGACAATCACCTGAATTTAACACAAGTCTTGTTAATGAGTTTGGAGTTAAAGACAAAGGTATTTTAGATTTTAATGAAGGTTTACAATTTGGAGATATTCCAGGAACTGCAGATCAAGGTTTTGTATCTGCTTACGGAACTCCTGATGATCAATTTGCTAATCCACAACCTTTTGGAACTTCAGATCAAGGTTTTGGTTTAATGAACTCTGATGCAGCTAAAGCTGCAGCGATGTCTGTTATGAGTAATGCATTTAATGAAAATGTAATGCCTGGAACAAGTGATATGGGTTTTCCAGATAGAAATATGAATTTCCCTGATACAGGTATGTTAGTTGCAGATGCTTCTAAAAATGCAAATCAACAAACGTTAGAAAATATTATTAACAAAGATATGTATGAAAAAAATCTACAACCAGCAATAGACAATCAAAATAAAAAAAATCAAATAATTAATAATCCAGATTTACTTAAAGATTTAGGAATTATTACATAGGTTAAACTATGGCTAGACTAGATCCTAAAAAAAGAGCCAGAGTTTTAGAGTTAGCTAAAACAGGTTTATATGCTAGAGGTAATATTAAAGAAATATTACTAGAAGAATTTGGAAGTTCTATTAATGACAAAACTTTAACTAAAATTTTAACGGAAGAAAAAATAACTCTTCCTCAAATTCAAGACACAGAAAAATTCAAAAAACGTAAAATTGTCGAGTCTGCAGACAAAAGTAAGTATTTAAAAGGGTATACTTATGAAGATTTAGACACAGATATTAAATCAGGAAAATCAAGAGTTCAAATTGTTGATGATATTTTAAAAAAAAATCCTTCTAATATAAAAAATGTTAGACAACTTACTTTGAGTGCTTTAGGTTCAAGAATTGCTAAAAGACCAGACCTAGCTAAACTTGAGTTTATAAATCAAAAAAATTTAACAAAAGAAAAAAACAACGCTTTAAAAGATTTAAAAAACTTTGTTAATAAAAATAAAGAAGCATACAAAAAAGTATACGCTTCTAATAAAGTAGGAGCAGTAAGTGGTTTTAAAGAAAAGATTTTAGATTACGTTTCTAAAAATTATCCTAAACTTATTGATAGATCTAAAGGTGGTAGAGATATTCTAACAGGCCAAAGAATATTTACCGGTTTTGATGTGTTAGGAAGAGATGTAACTAAAAAAGGAGAGTACGGAAGAGATTTAGAATTAAATAAAATAATTAGAAAATCTTTAGGCATACCAGAAAGACCTTTAAAAGGAGAAGGTGCTAGTATTAATCGATTAAATAGAGTTTATAATAAAAATATAACTAACCTTTTAAAAGAAGCTCAAAAACAAGGAAAAGTTCCTTTAGTAGATCCAAAAACAGGATTTAAAATAAATTCAGAAGCTGCTTACAGTAGATATATAGATAGAAAAAATGTAGACCCGGTAAGAAATTTATTTGGTAGATATTTTAAATTTGGAACTGAACATATGGGTGGTGTGGCAAGAGCTAATTTAATTAATGATGTAAATGCTTTAAATCAAGTTGTAGCTCTAGATACATTTACAAATAAATTTGATAAAGGAGCAACTGTAGATAGAAAAATAACAACTCTATTAAATTTAGCAAAACAATCTTCTGGAAATAAATCAAAAGAGTATTTAGAAACCGCTAATAAATTATTAAAAGAGTCTGATGCTAAATATGGTTTGGATAGCACTAAATATAAATTAGTTAAAAATGAAATTGTTCCAATTCAACCTAATGAAGAAAATATATTTAAAAGAGCAATAAAATCTTTTGTTTCAACAGAAAGATATAAAAATCCTAATTTTAAATTGCTAGATCCTGATTTAAAAAAATCTATTATGGCTTTTAAAAAAGGTGATGAAGAAACAGGATCAAAATTTTTAAAAACAGCAGTTCAAACTTTAATTAATAGTACTGATAAACTTACTAAATCAGAACAAGTAAGATTTTGTAAATTTTTATCTAATGGTGGATTGCCGGGAGATTGTAAACAAGCTATTAAAAAAGATCCAGAAAAAGCAGCAAAGATTTTATCGGAAGCACCAGTAACAAGTGCAGCTATGAACAATGTAAAAAAAGACTCACAAAAACTTATTCGTTTATTTCGAGGTGAAGCAAATACATTAAGAAGTATGGATGCAATGAAATCTCAAGCTAAAGCTTTTAACAAACCATTAGACGAAATTAAAAAATTAAATCTTTCAGGACAATGGTTTTCAGCTAATCCAGAAATAGCTGCATCATATGCTTCTAAATTAGGTAAAACAAAATATGTTGATGTAACGCCTGCTGAATATGAACAGATGAAAAGATATAAAGATAAAGTTAATTTAACTAAAGACGCAAGTGGAAAATTAAGATATCCTGTGAGCACTAAAGAAGGATATTCAATAATTCCTCGAAGAAAATTAAAAGAATTTGAAAATACAGGTAGATTAAAAACTAAAAGAAATATATTTGGCAAAGTAGATACACCAATGGGAACTTTAAAATATGATAGTGTAATAGGAGGTTTTGTAGATCCTAAATTTCCAACACAAGTTGTTGACAACGCACAAATAAAAGCTTGGGCTGCAGAAAATCCAATTAATGTTAAAGCTGGAACAGAAGATGCATTAAAACCTATCAAAGGTAATTTATTAAAAACTGTTGGTAAATCTTTAGCCTATGTCGGCGCTCCATTGCCAACTGCTCTTATAGATAGTTACTTTGTGGGTAAACAAATTTCAGAAGACAGACCGGCAGCAGAAATTGCTAAAGATCCGTTGAACTGGTTAGGACTAGCTACTATGTCAACACTATCAGAAATTTCTGGTGTATCTAAACCAGGTAAAATGAATGCAGCATTAAGATTAGGGATGAGTCCAGGATTAATTAGAGGTGTTAGTAGATTTGCTGGAATACCAGGGCTCGCGATTAGTACAGCTCTAACTGCGTATGACCAATACAACAAATACAAAAACGAAGAAGGGCTAATATACAATTTGTTCAATGATAAGGCTAAGGCTGTTTAATTGACAGAGTCAAAAACAACTGATACAACCCGATAAGGTGTTGAATCAACAAAAAATAGAGGATAGAATAGCTTATGGCTACAATAGATAAAAGTTTACCCAATACAAAGACTGAAATAGAAATTCCAGGAGAAGAAGTTCTTGTTGGAGCAAAAGAAGAAGAAGTTGTTGAGGAACAAGGCAAAGAAACAGATATTACCATTGAAGAAGATGGTAGTGCTACAGTTAACTTTGATCCAAAAGCAGTAACTCCAGAAGGTGGTGAAGATCACTTTGAAAACTTAGCAGAATTTTTAGACGACAACGTTTTAGATCCATTAGCCTCAGAGTTAATGGACAAATACAAAGATTACAAACAATCAAGACAAGAATGGGTAGAAAGTTATAAAGAAGGTTTAAATCTTTTAGGATTTAAATATGTAACTAGAACAGAACCATTTAGAGGAGCTAGTTCAGTTACTCACCCAGTGTTAGCAGAAGCTGTTACACAATTTCAAGCGCAAGCTTACAAAGAATTATTACCTGCAGAAGGTCCGGTTAGAACTCAGATATTAGGAAATGTAGATGTTCCTAAAGAAGAACAATCTAAACGTGTTAAAGATTTTATGAATTATCAAATTATGGATCAGATGAAAGAATATGAACCAGAGTTTGATCAAATGCTTTTCTATCTACCCCTCAGCGGTTCTACTTTTAAGAAAGTTTATTATGACGATCTATTAGGTAGAGCCGTTTCAAAATTCGTACCAGCTGAAGATCTGGTCGTTCCGTACTCTGCTACCTCATTAGAAGATGCGGAAGCTGTCATCCATGTTCTACGTATTTCTCAAAACGATTTACGTAAACAACAAATCAATGGCTTTTATAGAGACATTGATTTGGGTGAACCGCCTTTACAAGAAGATCAACTTAAACAAAAAGAATTAGAGTTAGAAGGTATTAAACAAAATGGTAGTGAAGATATGTACACCATTTTAGAAATGCATGTAAATATAGATTTAGATGGTTATGAAGATGTTAACCCTGAAGACGGTGAACCTACAGGAATTAAATTACCTTATATTGTAACTGTTGATGAAGCGAATGGAAAAGTTTTATCTATTAGAAGAAACTATGGTGAAACAGATCCATTAAAAAGAAAAAAAGATTATTTTGTACACTTTAAATTTTTACCAGGTTTAGGTTTTTATGGTTTAGGTTTAATCCACATGATTGGTGGATTATCTAGAACAGCTACAGTTGCATTAAGACAATTGTTAGATGCAGGAACTTTAGCAAACTTACCAGCTGGTTTTAAAACTAGAGGTGTAAGAATGCGTGATGATGCACAACCATTACAGCCTGGAGAATTTAGAGATGTAGATGTTCCTGGTGGAAACATCAAAGATCAGTTTATGCAATTACCATTTAAAGGTCCTGATCAAACTTTATTATCTTTGATGGGTATTGTTGTTCAAGGTGCACAAAGATTTGCATCTATTGCTGATGCACAAGTTGGAGATATGAATCAACAAGCTGCAGTCGGAACTACTGTTGCATTATTAGAACGTGGCTCTAGAGTTATGTCTGCAATTCACAAAAGATTATATGTTGGTCTTAAAACAGAATTTAAGTTATTAGCAGAAGTATTTAAAACTTATCTTCCACCGGTTTATCCTTATGATGTACCAGGTGCAAGACGTGAGATTAAAGTACAAGACTTTGACGATAGAATAGATATTTTACCTGTTGCAGATCCAAACATTTATTCTCAAACACAAAGAATTTCTATGGCGCAAATGCAATTACAATTAGCGCAATCAAATCCTAAAATGCATAACCTATATCAAGCTTATAGATCTATGTATGAAGCAGTTGGAGTAAAAAATATAAATGCATTACTACCGCCGCCTCAACCACCACAACCAATGGACCCAAGTTTAGAACATATTTTGGCTATCAGCGGTAAACCTTTTCAAGCGTACCCAGGCCAAGACCATAAAGCACACATTGATGCTCATTTAAGTTTCATGTCTATCTCTATGGTTCAAAATAACCCTATGGCTATGATGGCTTTACAAAAAAATATACTTGAACACATAAGTTTAATGGCACAAGAACAAATTCAATTAGAATATGTTGAAGAATTAAAAGAATTACAAATGATTCAACAACAAATGGCACCTATGATGCAAAATCCACAGATGATACAACAGAATCCACAAGCAATGCAGATGCAACAACGTGTTCAACAGCTAACTTCTATAATGGAAGCTAGAAAAGCAGTGTTAATTGCAGAAATGACAGCTGATTATGCTAAAGAAGAAGACAAAATTAGCAGTGAAGTAGGTGGTGATCCATTACTTAAACTAAAATCTAGAGAATTAGACCTCAAAGCTAGAGCTGATCAAGATAAAAATGCAAATAACGAAGCAAGATTAGACTTAGACACTATGAGAGCTATGATGAACGACCAACAACACGATGAAAAGCTAGAACAGAACGAAGAATTAGCTGGATTACGTGCAGGAGTGTCAATTGCTAAACAACAAATGGCTGATCAAAGTAAAAGACACGATTTCGGTAGAAATTTTAAGAAAAATTAACTATAATATCATTAAGGAGAAACATTATGAGCAAAGATTGGACTAGAGGATCAAAATTTATGAACGACGATGTTAAAATTGTAAAAGAACTCGGCGTTGGTAAAGATGGTTACTCTCAAGGTGGTGTAAAGATTGAAGCTACAAACCCTTTTGAAACTCAAACAGTAACTGTTAGAGGAACAAAGGCTATGAGAGCTGATAAAAAACCTGTTAAGGCTAAGTGGTACTAATCCATGTGGTTATCGGCAATTAAATTAGCCGTCTCTGCTGGAAGTAAGATTTATGCTAACAAGCAGAAGACAAAAATAGCTATGTCAGATGCACAGCTTATGCATGC